TTGATCATGAACGTCATGGAGCCGTGCTCGAACGGGCTGCCGTGCTTGTCCCGCATCAGGTAGTTGATCAGTCCGGCGTTCTTGGTGGGGCAGGCCTCATCGAGCGCGGCCAGTTCCCCGAGGGTGGAGACGCGGGCGGCGTTGCAGATCCCGGCGTCGTCCCCGACGAACTGGGTGAGTTCCACGGTGACCTTGGAACTGAAGGTGATGTCGGTCGCGGGCATCAGAAAAGCCTCTCGGGGGCGGGCTTGGGCGGGACGACGATCTGGATCGGGATACCGACCTCCCGGGCCAGGCGGACGGCGTTGCGGGTGCCGCGAGAGGCCCGGTACGGGGCGGCGATCAGACGGCGGGGGCTGGGGCCGTCTTTGGTGACCATGGCCCGGTTGCGGCGGGGTCCGGCGTGCGGGCAGTAGTCGTCCAGCTTGCCGGGGTGCTCGATGTCGCCGTAGCGCTTGCGGATGCGGTGTCCGGCCGGGCAGGTGGCGACGCAGTTGTCCCAGTCGGCGGGCATCGGGTCTTCGAGGACTCCGAGGGCTTCTCCGCAGTCCCGGACCCACTCGTGGACGGCCTGGTCGACGGACTGGAAGCCGGGGCAGGCGCCGTGACGGACGATGACCCAGCCGGGGGCTTCGGTCAGGACGTACTTGGCGAGGGCGCTGGTGGCGACGACGGGGTCCGGGTGCCAGCGGGCTCCGGAGATGATCACGACGGTGGTCTCTCCGAGGGTTGCGGTGCTCATGCCATCCTCCAGCGGGTGATCTTGCGGCAGAAGCCGCAGGCCATACGGGGGCTGACGCGGCGCCAGGCGACGCGGGTGGTGGTCTGGGCGTGGCCGCAGTTGAGGCAGGCCAGCCGGATCAGGCCGAGGGTGGTGTCACGCGGCATTGGCGGCCTCCGTGGTGTCATTGAGGTGCTTCCAGGTGACGCCGTTGATCGCGCGGCGCATCGCTCCGGCGGAGACGCCGTAGCGGGTGGCGAGTTCGGCGGCGGAGATGCCGCCCGCGCGGTACTCCTTGCGGGCCTCACGGACGTCGTCCTCGCTGAGGATCGCGAGGTGGTGGGCGGAACCCTGGTGTGCGGGCATGGGCGTTCCTTTCGTCAGGCCGTGAGGCCGTTGAACTCGGTGGGGATCTGCTTGAACCCGGCGTCCTCCATGAGCTGGGGGACGGAGTGGCCCTTGCGGGCGTCGATGTGGACGTTCTGGAAGGAACATTTCCAGCCGCACTGACTCGGGTTGGGGCCGCTGTAGATCGGGAGAAGGCCGCCGTAGAGGGCCTGGGTGGTGGCCAGGGCGTCGCGGCGGATGGCTTCCAGCTCGATGGGCGTGCGGGGGACCATGATGCGCTGGTGGCGGGCCTGGAGCGTCTGGGCCTTGCCCTTGGTGGCGCCGGGCTTGTCGCCGACGTTCATCGTCTTCTTGGCCTCGGAGCGGACGCATCCGTTGATGGTCAGGGCCTGCGGGTGGCCGCTGTTGCGGAATGCCCACTCGTACAGGCCGGTCTGGTCGTCCAGTTCGAGGGCGAAGCGGGTGGACAGGGTCGCGGCGGACTTGGATTCGATGGCGAAGGTGCCGCCGAGTTCCAGGTCTTCGACCACGAGGTCGATCCGGAAGTCGAGGACGACGTCGCGGGGTCCGGCCTGGGTGGTGATGGTGCCCAGCGGTACGAGGCCCTTGAACTCGACGTCCAGGATGCGCCACTGGGGGTCGCAGCCGTAGAGGTCCGTGTATCCGGCGTACATCCAGCGGAGGGTGTCGTAGTCGTCCCCGGAGAGCTGGCTGAACTTCTCGCCCCGCAGTGCGGCTGTGAGGGCACTGTGGACGGCATCACGGGCGACGGACAGGAGGCTCTTTTCGTCTTCGCTGCCGCGTTCCGGGGAGAGTCCGGTGTCCGTGAAGTCCTGGTAGTCCTTGATCGTCTGGTAGTGGTTCTCCAGGACGCATTCGTGCCAGGCGGAACCGAGTTGGAGCTTTTTGTCCGCGTTGATGATCCGGTATCCGTCGAAGTAGTGCCACCTGTGCTTGAGCGGGCAGTCCCGGCCGGTGGTCAGGCCGGAATAGCTGACCTTGATCGGCGGGAGCGTGATCGCGGGCATAGAGGATGCCTCCGATGGGCGGTGGGATGGGAGTTCTACCCTAGCAACTCCGGATGTGCGGCCTAGCACCCCTAGGCCCTCACGGGCCGCGTTTACCGGGGTTGGCACCGATGATACGCGTAAATAGCCCTGCAACAAGCCCTGCGTACGGAGTCTGCATCAGAAAACGCAAAAGGGAGGCTCCGGAATTTCCGGGGCCTCCCTTGCGGAAGTGCGCTGTACTCAGCCGACGCTGTCGGCGGCCTCGATCTCTCCACGCTCGATCGCCACCTGCACGGCATGTGTCGGGTTGTCGGCGCCGAGGGCTACCACGGCCGCCCCTACGTAGGAACGGGCCGTTCCGATGGCCAGACCCATCGTCTCGGCGATCTCGCCGTACTTCTTGCCCCAGGCGTAGAGCTGGAGCGCTTCCTTCTGCCGGGGGTAGAGAGCACGCTGCCGGTTGCGCTTCTCGAACCAGGTACTTTCTTCCGTCGGGGGCGCCGTTGCTGACGTCATCTAGGGGATCTCCTGCTCACAAGGGGGACGTGGTCTTATCTACCCTATGCCAACTCGATCCCGTCGACAAGCCCGGAGCGGATCAGACCGTGCCAGAAGTGCAGCTCAGAACTCCTCTGGTGGTCTCCCGTGCTGAACTTGGCCGCGCTCTTCCCCTTGGGAGAAACCGGGCGAATCCCGTTGTCCCTCAGCAGGGCCGAGGTCGGGCCGGTCAGCACGGTGTTCGGCTGCCAGTACACCTCGATGTGCTGGGCGAACAGCATGCAGTGCATGCGGACCCAACCGATGAGCTGGGACGTCGGCATCGTGGAGCCCACCAGGGTCATGGCACGTTTCTTCTCCAGACGGAACATTTCGCCGTAGATGCAGTCGATCCCGGCCGCGTTCTTCGCGAACCAGCGGATGAACTCGTCGGGGTTCATCTCGAAGGTGTCATAGACCCTCCAGCCCGGGGCCTGGAGCTGCCACGTGGGCTGGGACTGGTCCGGGGTGGTGTCGACAAAGTTCCGGCAGGCGAGCGTGACGCCGACGTGCCCCTGTGTGTCATCGTCGTCTTTGCCGCCCGGGTCGAATCCCATGACGACGGTGTCATCCGGATTGACCCGGGGGTAAACAACCGGCTCCGGCCGCCGTACGGCGGCGGGGGCCTTGGTGGTGTTCATGCTCGGCACTGTTCAGTCCTCCAGCATTACGACGGTGACCTGACCGGTAGAAGCGGTCAAGGGAGTCTCCTTGGTTGGTGTCTCTCGGTAGGTATCTACCCTAACACCTACAGGAGATCCTTCACAACTCCCCAGCTCAGATGCCGCATCTGCCGGTCCTGCTTCGTCGCCAGCAGTTCCCGCTTGCCCTCATCCACCGTTTTCGGCGTCACGTAGTCGTACGCCGTGACCGGCCGGGTCTGCCCCAGCCGGTGAACCCGCCGCAGCGCCTGCTGGTTACGGGACGGCTTCCAGGAGTGCTCCACGAAAATGACCAGGTCAGCGGCCGTGAGCGTCAGTCCCTCCGAGATCGTCTCCAGGGACCCGACCAGCACGTCCAGCTCACCAGCCTGGAAGGCTTCCACGAACTTCTGACGGTCCGCCTTGGACGTCCGGCCGTCGATCTGCTCCGCCTTCTTGCCGACCTGCCGGGCCACCTCCGTGCACGCGCTCACCGTGTCCTGGTAGTGCGCGACGACCAGCGTGGGATACGTCCGCTCTGCGAGGTCGAACCGGAGCTGCTCCAGCTTCCCGGACTCCTCGATGCTCCCGGTGAAGATCCCGAGCCCGGTGGCCATCCGGTCCAGCTTCACGTGCGCCGCGCCCTTGGACCATGCGACCTCATAGGCGCCGTCCAGGTTGGTGGCCAGGCAGTCCTTCTTCATCTTCCGGTACTGGATGCCCTGCGTCTTGGTCATCGGCGTGAGGATGGTCTGCATCTCCAGCGGAGGCAGATCGGTCAGCACGTCGTCCCGCAGGCGCTGGATGTACAGCTCCCCCAGGCTCTCCTGGAAGAACCGTTCGTAGTGCTCGCACGGGTCCCAGGCGGGCCGGTTCAGGCACTCCGGGTAGCAGTGCAGCAGGTCCCCGACGACCTTGGCGTGCTCTCCGCCGTGCTTGGACTCTCCGACGTGGAACCACTGGCCGATCCACCGCCAGTAGCTGCCGAACTTCTGGCCGTTGCCGCACA